GTCGACTGGTACGACGCCAGTGACGCGGCCACGATCACGCATGTCACCGGCGCGGTGTCGAAATGGACCAGCAAGGTAGGGTCCGGCCGGACGGCGGATCAGGGCTCGGCCGGTGCCAAGCCGACCTATAGCGCGACGGGACGAAATGGACTGCCGTCGCTCAGTTTCGACGGCGGCGACGCTCTGATCCAGACGACAGTCACGGGCCTGCCGAATGGCCGAAGCGCTTTTGCCGTAGCAGGCATGGCCTATGGCGACGCTGCGCTCGCGACGTTCAAGTATCTCGCGAGCATCAGCGACGCGTCCGGCGGCTCCGGCGGGTCGATCTCGCTCGGTAACGGGTCCAATGCGGTTAGGCTGAACGCATCAGGTTCGTTGAGTACAGGCACCTGGCAGGGGCTCGATCATTCGTTCGTGGCTTCGGCGCCCGCCGGCGCGACGCCAACGGCATCGCTGTCTATCGACGGCCAGACGAAGGTCACCGGATCGGCGGCAGTCGCTGCCTTCACGACGACGAAGAACGTGATCGGAGCGCAGGGCGCGGCTGCCAACGCGGTCGGCAGCTATTGGACCGGCCACATCCAGGAACTGCTCTATCTCAATCGCGAGCCGACCGCTTCGGAGCTTGACCAGATTCACGGCTATCTGTGCTGGAAATGGGGCAAGCAGGCTAGCCTACCGAGCGGGCACCCATACAAGGCTGCGGCGCCGACAGTCACGGATGCATGATTTCATGATCAACCGTCACGCCCACCGCCTTGAATTGGCTCTTAAGCTCGGCTGGTGGGCGTTAATACTAGCAGCGGTGTACCTGGAGGCCGGGGAGAATGGCGTTGTCTTCGGCCTTGTCGCCTTGCTCTTCGCTGAGGTCGGCTCGCGCCTATTGAAATAGCTCGTCATGATAAGCGGTGATGTATTCGAGCACGCCCCGCCGACAATCACGGACGCCTGACCCCACCGCCATCACATCTTGTGTACGTGCCTCTAGCACTATCAAACATCCATCAAGGAACCACCCGTGACCGACGTTTCCCTTACCGCGGCCTCGGTCGTCGCGGGTAACACAGCCACTATCGTTCGTGGCATCGCGGCCGCGTCCATCACCGCTGGCCAGATCCTTTACCTAGACCCCACGACTGGCAAGTACGGCTTGGCGGACACCGACAGCGCAACTGCCGCCGTTCGCACTGTTGCGGGCGTCGCCCTACACGCGGCCGCCGCTAACCAGCCTATTGCGCTTGTTACGGCAGGCCCGGTTACGATCGGCGCCACGATTGCAGCGGGCGTATTCTATTACGCATCCGGGACTGCGGGCGGCATCTGCCCGATTGGCGACGTCGCGCCAGGCGATTACCCCAGCGTGGTTGGCTACGGTTTGAGCACGACTGTGCTGCAGGTCGACATCAACAACTCTGGCGTCGTGCTGCTGTAATGACCGCTGGCCGTCTTGACAGGAGGTATCGCTTCGAAAGCCGCACCTCCGTCGAGGACGGCGCGGGCAATTTCGAAGGCGATTGGGTGCCCCAATACGAGTGCTCCGGGGGCAGGAAATATCTTAGGGCGGGCGAGGCTGTCTTGGCTGGACGCCTTACGGCTAAATCGCCGGTTATCCTGACAATTCGCAACTGCATCGCCGCACGCCAGATCCAGCCGGAATGGCGTGCGGTGGACACCCGTACACTAGAGGTGTTCGCGATCAAGGAGCGGCCGCAGGAGTCCGACAATCGCGGCTATATGGAAATGCTTTGCGAGAGTGGTGTTGCCCAATGACGGTTAGCGGCGTGCGCGAGATGAAAGCGAAGCTGGCAAAGATGCCGGCTGTCGTTGAGTCCAAGGTGCGTGATGCGATGGAGCGTGGCGCGGACGAAATAGTCGCCATGATGAAGCGCCTGGTCCCCTTCAAGGACGGCGATCTGCGCGATAGCATCGGTTGGAGTTGGGACAACAACCCTGCCGGAACCAAGATCATCGGGACGGCCCGCTCGCGCGTTGCGGGTAGTTTGCGGCTAGTCATTTATGCTGGCGACGACCGTGCCTTTTACGCGCGAATGCAGGAATTCGGAACGCAGAAGATGCAGGCCAATCCATTCTTTTTCGTTTCCTACCGAGCCTTGCGTGATCGCACGAAACGTCGCGTCACAACGGCATCGCGGGCGGCTCTTAAGCTATTGGCCGCAAGCGGCAATTAAGGAGGATGCGTGGCTAGTCCCTCCCGTGAATTGCAGGAACTTCTATTCAATACCCTAAAGAATGACCTGGCCGTCAAGGCGCTGGTTGACGGGGTGTACGACAAGGTTCCGGCGAACGCTTTCGGCGCCAAGCAGGCATACATCTCATTTGGCCAGCACGACGTCACCGACGATGGTTCTGAGTGCATTGAATCGGGCGTCCACACGTTTCAACTTGATTGTTGGAGTCGTGCTGTGGGGCGCGCGGCGTGCAAGGACATAGTGGATGTCGTCAAGGACGCGCTGCACGAGAAAGCGCTGACGCTATCCGCTAATGCGCTTGTCGAACTACGTGTTTTTATGCGCCGGGTATTCGGCGACCCGGATGGCCTAACTTCGCATGGCGTTGTCATGGTCGAAGCGACTATCGAGGAGCCGTAATGGCTTGGATGGTTGTCTCGAAAGAGTGCAACTGGTCGCGGCCTGATAGCAAGTTCAGCTTTAACGCAAAGCCATCACGTAGGCCACAGCGATGGCCGCGCGGCTTTGTTGATTACTGCGTCTCAGTTGGCCGCGCGGTTGAGCAAAAGCCGCCGAATAAGGCCGAGGCGGAGAAATTGATTTTGGTTAAGCCTTGGCTCCAAGGCGATAAGAACCTATATTAGTCCGGTACAAAGCGAAAAGACAGAGTGCGTCAACACCCTGCCTTTTCTGACCTTACCGAACTTCGGGGTTCGACGTGGCTGACATGGTAGATAGTGCGCCAAAGGCGAAAAGAAAAGTCCCAATTCCTCGGGTTATATCCTGCGTTAGGTGTGGGTGCGATGTCGTAAGCAATTCAAACAATCGCAAATACTGTGACGGATGTCGCCTGATTGTTGCCCAAGAGTCAATCGCCAAGTCGACGGCGAAGGGCATGGAAAAATATTGGGAAACAAAGGCCGAAAGGATTTTCAAGTGCGAACAATGTTCTTGCGAGTTTGTCGGCCGCAAGGGGCAGAATAAGTTCTGCACCCCAGATTGCAGGCGGCTTGCGACGTTGGACCGTTTAAAAGACATTCGTTCAGATGACGGCGTTCGCGTCGCGGGTTCCCCGTGCATCCGTTGCGATGCACCTTTAGAATCTCGCCACGGGAGAGCGCTTTACTGCGAAGATTGCCGCAAGGTTGTAGATAAGGAAAAAAGTGATCGATACGCGGAAAGAAACCGCGAGGAATTGCTTTTAAGGGGTCGAGAGCACAACGCTAAGCGTTCGAAGGACCCGGCATACATAGAGTGGCGCCGCGGCTACTCCAAGAACTACACAGCACGCAAAAGAGCCAACCCGCGTGAGAGACTTGATCATAGGGTAAGCCAACTTGTTAGAGGCGGCCTTCGCGGAGCAAAGGATGGGAGAACGTGGGAGTCACTTGTCGGCTATACGATAGATGATCTTTACCGTCACCTGGAGAGGCAATTTCTTCCTAAAATGAGTTGGGAGAACATCGGAAAGTGGCATGTCGACCATATCCTGCCTCGTTCAATGTTCAATTATGAGACGGCAGAGTGTCCAGACTTCAAGGCGTGCTGGGCAATCACAAATCTCCGGCCTCTGTGGGCGGCGGATAACTACAAAAAGAGCGATACCAGAACACATCTTATCTGACCGCTCATCAATTACTGAACTTTCGCGCGGCCATCCTGTTGGGTGGCCTTTTTCTTGAGAAGGCCATTCTTTATGAGCTACGCTTCTACTGGTACGTTTTCTAAGCTCGTGGTTGAGGTCGAGTGGGTTGCATCTTCCGGCATTTATGCCAAGTGGTGTGGCCTTACCTCGCGCGGTATCAACCGTCAGCATAACATGAACACTACGGAAGTCCCGGAATGTGACTCAGAAGACCTCCCGAGTCAGGTGGAGCGCTCTGTGCAGTCGTCCGAAGTGACGATTTCCGGCAGTGGCGTGTGGTCGGTGGAAAGCCACGGCTACGCAATGGATTGGTGGTATTCCGGCGCCACGAAAAACGTTCGCGTTACGCACGTGAACGCAGCTACCGGAGATACCAAGTACGAAACCGGCCCGGCCTACCTCGTGACGTTGTCCAACTCGGTTGAAAAGGGCCAGAAGATCCAGGCCGAGATTTCGATTGAGTTCGACGGTCTGCCCACCCGCACGGACGCCTGATCATGAGACTATCTGAGGAGATTGTCTGGCCGGGTGGCGAGCACGCCTTCCGGCTGGGCATCGGCGAATTGCGCGCCATTGAGCAGCGGTGTGACGCCGGCTGCTTCGTGGTGATGATGCGGCTGCTTTCCAGCCAATGCAAGATCGATGACGTCGTGGCGCCTATCCGTATCGGGTTGGTTGGCGGTGGCATGTCCGAAAAGGAAGCGCAGCGCCTTGTTGACAATGTGCTGGCCGAAACGGCGAGTCCCTACACGCTAACCGTTACGGCCGCGGCCATCCTACAGAAGTTCTTGATGTGGGAGGACGACGACCAGCCGGGAAAAACGACAGCGGGGGCGGAAGCGACCGACCCCCGCTGAGAAACAACAAAACCCGATGGTCGACCTATTACGGTTCCGGCGCGGTGTTGGGCTATACGCCGCGGCAAGTTGACGAAATGACCTTGTGGGAATTCGACGCATGCGTTGAAGGCTACGCGGCCGCGCACAAGTCTGGCGAGGATGCGCCGCCACCAATGGACGACAGCGAGTTGTCTGAATTGGGTATTGACGGATTCTAGTCGTTTAGGCTAGTCGCCGCGTAGTGAAGACCGCAAGCGATAAAGTCGCTTCGGTCTTTTGCTGTGCCTGCAGCCGACGAGGCGCGCTTCTCCACCTTTGCGCAAATGGCATCCAGGGCCGCGCCCTGCCTTGCTGACGTCGTTGCGTGTCGGTCGCCTAGATAGACACCGGCCGCCAAGATTGCCGCCGCACACACCGCACCTGCTAAACCCTTACGCATCGCCGTCTCCTTTAAGGCGTTTACACTATAGGAAACAGCGAATGGCGTCAACTGAGGAAGACTTGGCGCGGCTGCTCGTTAGCATTGAGCTTAGCCAGGCTAAGACCGAGAAGCAGGCCGCTGCCATTGCCAAGGCTGCCGAGCGCGCGGCCCGCAAGATAGACGGTGACTTCGCGACGGCCAACGACAATGTTGGGAAATCGTTTGAGCGTGGCGGCAAGAAGGCGATAGACACGACTCGTCGTACTGGCGCGGCCGTTTCGCAGTTGTCGTTCCAGCTTAACGACATCGCCATGGGCCTGGCATCCGGAACGTCGCCTTTCACCATTATGATACAGCAGGGCAGCCAGGTTACGCAGGCGCTCGGCATGACGGGCGGCGGCGCGGCCGGCGCTCTTCGTGCGTTGGGTGGCGCCGCTGCGTCCATGGTTAACCCCGTGTCGCTGGCTACCTTTGCAGTAATCGGCCTCGGTGGCGCCGCAGTCCAGTACTTCATTACGATGGCGCGTGGCGGCAAGGAAGCCGAGCTTACGCTTGAGCAGC